ATTCATGTTGGCAGCATTGTACTTCATGAGGTTAGTCATTTACTTCTCCTTCTTGAGCGAGATTTGATTGTGTGGACCCCGAAGGCATCCATTATTAATTATACAATATAATAAAAAAAGAGGTACAGTAAAAACCGAACCTCTTTGTAGGGTGTTCCGATTGTAGAGTGTGCCGCACGAAAGACACGAAGTTATTTATGCTTCCTCTTCTGGACGTTTCTTCTTGGAACCAATGTTATACTTCTGTTCCAGAATCCAATCATTCTTATCTTTGTATGCAAGAACTTTGATTTGGTTTAAAGGAGCAATATCAAGTACAACTTCTTCATTTACAACACCAATAAGACCCCAGTCAGCAAGAAGTCTTACGATACGGTTGCGACGTTGAACATCATTCACTGTCAGGTTTGCGTGTTTGCCATCAAGTGCAAACAGTTCCTTAAAGTGAACAATATAATATCGTCCTTGCTTATGAAGGATATGGCACGATTGATAGAGTTTTTTCTCTTTCCTCGATGCAACTCCAATACGAGTCAAAGTTTCACGAACTTTCAAAAAGTCATCTGGTTCATTCAGAGTGACCTCCACCATCATATTAGGAGACCAGTTTACCTGAGGTTCAATTGTTTGTGTAGTCATTTCGTTCCGCCAGTTTCAAGTCGTTGTTTAATAAAATCTAATTGTTCCTTATTCAGAATTCTCAAAGCTTGAGATGCTTTCTCATTACTATAACCATAGTATTGTTTAACGCATTCTAAATCTTTGACTTTATCTTTTCGGAGCCAGGGAGAGAATCTCTTCTTTTTCCTAAGACTATTTAGATAAAACAAATATTGCATATCCTTTGAGATATGATGATGTATATTCATCTCATTTGCAAAGAGAATACAATCAATATGTCCAGATAAACAACGATTAACAATGAAAGGAGGATAAGAACTAATATCCTCCGACAGATCTTCTTTTGTAAAATTAATTGAGTTCAGCCAGTCCTTCAGTTCCATAATTAAATAGCAATAATTCTTTTCTTTGCTTCTGCTCACGCATATATTCACCAACTGATCTCATCGTATATGTAAGATCAAACTCACCAACCCCATATCCTTTAAAACGTTCTTTAACCAATTGAGACGAATTATAAGATATGAGTTGAGGACCAACAAACCGATCACAAATAGTAGCAAAACTATCGTGGTTGAACTTGTTATGCATATTCCCATTTCTACCATAAAGATTATCCTTAATATCATAAGGAGGATCTAGGTAAGTAAAAATGTCTTTCCAATCAGTAAGAAGTTGCTCATAACTTTGATTGGTAATCTTCCAGTTTTTAATCAGTTCTGCGTATCCTGGCAGTTTTTCAATTCCTCGCATTGAGAAGTTAGAATCTGATGCTTGGGCACTGAATGACGAGGACTCAGTGAGCCCACTAAAACTACACTTGTTAACAACGTAAAAAGCAGAAGCACGGAAGAGATTGGATTGATTGTAATCATTAATAACTTCCTTTGACTTTAAAAATAACTCTTTAGCAGATGCTCGGTCTGGATGTTTAGACTTTAGTTCTTGAAGTCTTTCGCACAGTTGATTCCCTTCGTGTTGAAGAGTTTTCCAAAAGTTATACAGTGGTTCATAAAAATCATTTACCCAAATATCCAAACGAGGATACTTTTTTGTAATATGAATTGCTACACTACCACCACCAAGAAATGGTTCACGATACTCCCTATAGTCCCTTAGATCAGGAAAGTATGGATCCATCTTAGTGCAAGCACGGGACTTGCCACCAGGATACCTCAAAGGTGTCTTAAAGGACTTCAAGTTTGTATTCACATTCGTCATAATATACTTCTTCACTAGCAATATCAATAAGTCTGTTGAAACTTTCAGACATCATACGATACCCATTTCCAACATAGAGTTGACCAAAAAGCACAGAGACTGTAGCAATACCCCAAAAGATATAATAGAATCTGGACTTTACTTGATGTCGTTGTTTCTTTTTCATAATCAGAGAATCAGTTTCTTTTCTTCAGGAGTAATCAGTTTGCTACCATAAAGTTCATTATACTTCTTCTTGACACTAGAAGCAACTTCTGCAATATAAACAACATGAGTCTTGGACATAACAATTTCTGGGTTATCCTCATTGATCACAGTTGCCCAAGGAGCAAACCCAACACTTTGTCCAGTAGGAAGAACAACCAGACCATTCTGCACAGTCACGGTTGTGTCGTCTTCGGAGAGAAGTTCTGCAATGACTTCTTCACCAGTGATAATACGAAATAGTTTTACGTTCATTTGAATTCACACTCACACATTAGTTCAGTTAACGCCGCCAAAAAGTTAATTTCTTGGTCAGCGACGAAGGCAATCTGATACTGATACTTAGCAATAATAAGCACAGCAGCAGGAATGCTATTGTTTTCAAGGGATGAAAGAAGAGCATCGTAAATACGACGAAGCAATACCCCAGAATCATTATCCAGGTTATTAACAGTCCATTTACGTACTTCAGTGAAGTTCTTCTCCTTAAGATATTTAATAAGGTCATTTACAGAAACATCAGAGAAAGAAGCAAGAATTGCAGTATCAATTTTACCACTACTTGAATAACGTTGACACTCATTCAAAACACGACGCCAGTCTGGGAAGTGTTTATTGATAAGTTCTACCAGGACCTTGTTATCATATTCAATACCTTCTGTATCCAGGATTTGTTTGAGACGACCGAAGAATCCTGCGGCAAGTTGTGCTTTTTCTTTTCCTTTGATTCCAAACTCAACGACTGCACATCGGGAGTGAAGTGGTTCGATGATTTTGTTTTTGTAGTTACAGGTAAAGATGAATCTGCAGTTGTTATAAAACGTCTCAATATTAGCCCGTAGAAGGAGTTGTACGTCGTTCCCTGTGTTATCTGCTTCATCAATGATGATGACTTTGTGTTTTGCAGTCGAAGAAAGTGAGACGGTCGATGCAAAATTCTTTGCTTGGTTCCGTACCGTGTCCAGAAACCGTCCTTCGTCAGATCCGTTAATGACATAATAGTCTACTCCAAGTTCGTGGCATAGTGCTTTTGCAACGGTGGTTTTACCCACACCAGGAGGACCAGCAAGAAGCAGGTTAGGAACCTCCCCCTTATCTAGGAAGTCTTTAAAGGTTTTTTTAGTTGCATCGGGAAGGATGCATTCATCAATAGTTTTGGGTCGATACTTTTCAACCCAAAGAAATTCATCACGACTCATAATTATACCCAATCAGGTTTGCGGTCAGGAATACGAAGGTAATTATCGCACACCCAAGGTTTAGATGCAATATACATCTTATAAGCATCAAAAGTTGTGATACTTGTATCAAGTTTGTACTCGTCTGGCATTGCCCTTACGAATGGCGTAGGATCCTTCCCAGAGCGTCCTGTAGGGTCGCCTGAGGGGAATATATCCTTTGCTGCCATCAACGTATGAAAGCAGGTGTGGACCTTCCCATAACGCATCTTGTACTCATCACAGAGGGCAATGCCGTGTTGCAGCAGCCACTGCCAGTTCATCACAAATTCATTTGCCCAAATAGTGCAGGGATGATTGCGAAAAGCACCCTTCTCAGTCGCATAGGGAGTCCCGTCTGCTTTGGGAAGAGTGCCGAACCCGTGACCCCATTTATCAGAAGCAACGATAGCGAGCATCTGACAAGTCTCTAGAGGCATCTTGACGATGTGCTTATCGGGTAAAACCCTTGCAGACTTCCAAGGATCAGGGTCAGTGACAAAAATGTTCATTCAAAAAACTGCATCATGTAATCTACACCCCATTGTAGTTTGTCTGAGGGGATGTCTTCAAGGTTTTGTGACAAAACTTTTTGTGCCTCGTTTATTCGTTCTTTGCCTAGAACATTAATCATAATATCGGAAATACGTATAAACTCAGAAAAGTCTTCTTTGTTTCCTCTCTTAGTTCCACTTACATACAAGTCACGTATTTCTGCAAATGTTTCTACAAGTTCATCATTAAAAGTAATTGTCCTATCATTAAGAGGTATTTTCATATTCTTAATGCAGGACATACTGAACTTCATAGACTTTCTTGTATCTTCAATAGATAGTGCCCATGGTTCATTCCTTCTATATGAATATTGAATGACACCGTTAGTGCATTCTATTACACGAAGGATTGTAAGGTTAAGTTTTTCTTCCTCAGTAAGGTTTTCGAATATTTGTTTCCAGTCTTTCATTTTGCAGGTTGCGGACCACCAACAATTCTGGCGGAAGGAATTTGTGCCTGAGCAACTTTTGTTGCATGACACTGGTTATTTGCTTCAACGATTACTTCCAGGTAACGTGTATCACCTGGAAGTTGATACCTTACAGAATACTTCATTCAAACGTAGAATCAGGTTCAAGTGCAATGTAGTAAGTCAGGTCATACTGAGTGCTCTTAAAGCGAGACAGCAGTTTCTTGGACACAACTACTTCATAAGAACCAGGAATGATCTTAATGTTTTCAACTTTAAAGTTGAACGAGAATGTGCTATCAGTTTCACCAACAACTACAGAGAAGTCATTAGAAGTTTCGTTCTTCTTATCACGAACAACAAGTTTGACTACACCTGCTTCACCAACAGCGGAAAGGTCTGGCAGTTGATATACTGCTGCTGCTTTCAAAAGTTTGTCCAGTTGATTAGTGTCAAGAGTAAAGCACACATCTTCACTCGGAAGAGAAATGGACTTATCAGGAGGAGTCACAATAACATTAGGGTCTGCAAAGAAATACTTTGATCGTGACCTACCTTCTTTGATAACAACATAACCATCATTCTGGAAGTCCAGTTCTGCATTGTGATGCAAGTTAAGACCATTCAGAAACTGGTTCAAGTCATAGATACCAAAGTCGCGAGGAATATCTTCTGCAATATTTGCTTCTGCAAGAATATTCTTCATCACAGAAATAGTGCGAAGAGAATTACCTTCCTTGAAAAGAATAGACTGGTTGATTGAAGAAAAGTTCTTGAGAAGGTTGAGTGTGCGGTCAGACAGTTTCATAGTTTTAGGTTTGAGTTTCACTGAGGATAAGTTTCACGTTTTGCGTTTTGATCATTGAAGTGCATCAGAAGAACAGCATAGTGCATAATCTTCATAATGTCACGTCGTGCAGTTCCTTTCTTATCATATCGTGATGCATACTTTAGGATGTTAGACCGACAGAATGCTTCACCATCACCACACGCTTCAATCAAATCCAGTGTTTGGATTTTATTTGTTCCAGCAGAGTAATGCTGGTTGTAGGTGTTTCGAATATATTCAAGAAGTTCTTTTACAAGTTCTTCTTCATTATATTTCCAAGGAGTACTGGGTGATTGTTTAATAATTTCTTCGCTCATTTTGTTTTGAATCAAGAATTCATAGTCACTGTGACCCCATGGGGTCATACCATCATTGATGGAATAGGGATATTCGTCCATAATAAGGAAAGGCACTTTTTTACCTCCCCCAATTATATCAGAAAGTATTGGGAGGGTCAAGTTCTGCAGTACAATCTTCCACTTCAGGAAGTTGGAAGTCAGCATCAACCTTGTCATACAGTTCAAGGAATGCTTGCTTGGTTTCATCGTCAAAACGATTGATGCAAACTTGAATTGCCTTTGCCTTATCACCGAAGATGCTATATGCACGAACAATGTGAACCAGGCGACGGGTGCTGATGATTTCCTCAATACCACCATCATAGAAGGTTTTGCGGATAATGTCTGCCCAGTCAACCAAACGAGAGCAGAACTCATCATCATTCACACCAAGAGTATCAGCAACTTTGGCAAGAATTTTTGCTTCACTTACAGGAGAAGGATATGCCTGCTCAAAGGTCACAGGGAAACGCTCAAGGAATGCTTCATTCAGAACATTAGTGCCGATGAAACGACCATCATCAGAACCTTTACCTTTCGTGTTGGCAGTGGCAATGATGTTGAATCCGTTCTTAGGTGTCACCCACTTACCGATCTTTTTCAGGAAAACTCCTTTACCTTCAAGGATCGATTGAAGGCAAAGAATCTTGTTGGAAGCCAGGTCAATCTCGTCAAGCAGTAGAACCGCACCGCGCTCCAAGGCTTCGATGACTGGACCATTGTGCCAAACGGTCTCACCGTTAACCAGACGGAATCCACCAATGAGGTCATCTTCATCAGTTTCGATAGTAATGTTGACGCGAATCAGTTCCCTTTTGAGTTGGGCACAAACTTGCTCAACAGAGAACGTTTTGCCGTTGCCAGAGAGACCTGTAATGAATGTAGGGTAGAAAATATTGGACTGAATGATTTTTTTAATGTCACCAAAATTGCCAAACTTGACGAAGGTATCATCTTTTTCTGGGATAAGGTTTTGTTCAATTGCAGGCATTGCTGCAGGAGCATTATATGAAACTTCCAAGTCCTGCACAGTCTCTTTAGTTACTTCCAAGTTCCACTTACCACGACCAACTTTGCAGTCAGAAAGTTTGTTAGTGACAGTTTGATATCCATGCCCGTTCATTGCACACCATGCACGAACATCACCAGAGGTTACAGTCTCACCATAAAGTGCTTGAAGAGAAGTGCGAATGTAGTCGGGGGAGAGAGACATAATGTGGTTTGTTTGTTTCAACTGAAGTTATTATAGGGCAGAGTGGGGCAGGGTCAGGAGCAGAGTGGTCAATATTTTAACTGTCCATACCTGTATTTCATAGCTTGAAGAAGATATGCCTCTGAAAGAGATTTGGGACCCTCTCGCAATATCTGAATGACTTTAGGGTCCTTCTCTGATGCAATTGCAATGTCTTTCCAGTTTTCTTTCATGCCACCAAAGAAATAAATTCACCAAGAACCTTCTTATTTAGTTTTTTAGTCTTCAAACTCTTAACAAAAGCAGACTTGATTTTTGCTTTCGTTGCACCATCATCAACATCAAATTCAGAATCATTGGCAAGTGCAGATGCAGAGATACCGATGTATGCGTCATATCCAGAACTACGAATCACAAAACTCCTTTCTTTCTTCCAGTTTGCCTGAAGTTTGCAATATTCTTCAATACTATTACGTGTGTAGTTACGGATGAAATTATTTGCATCGCGAGAAGCAATGACACGAATGCCAATGAAGTTAACAGAAGGAAAATTATCCTTCAGATTACAAAGAACAAGGTCTGTGAATTTATTCCATTGACCTTCAACTCGATATGTAGTTCCAAGTTTACGATCACGCACAAAAGTAGTTTGAGGACTCAAACGACGCTGACCAATGTAAACATCATTACCATTATTACGCTCTACTTCAACGTGACGAGTCAATGGGTTTGCTTCACCATCAGTCAGAACAATACACTGAACTTTCTGCAATTTATTTTCCCGTTGAAACTTAGGAAGAATTTGATGCATTGAAACAAGTGCTTCATTCAAAGGAGTTCCAGAAAGAGAAAGACGATCTGGAATACAATATTCACAGTAATGAGAACTAAAATATTGTGCAATACGCCAGATGTTAATCATCTGTTTTTCAATTTCCTTTCCAGATACTTTGCTGGTAAGGATATTCATCATAGTAAATGAATCATCAACCGAAAGAAGTCCATCTTTCTTTTCATAATGAGGTTTCAGTTTCACATTTACATATTCATTTTTTTGATAGTCAAAGTAAGAACGCTTCCATTCGTTTGTGAAGGCATATACTTCAAATGGAATAGAAACTTTACGACAGAACCAAATCAAGTTGAACAGTTGCTTACAAGTATCATCCAGAATGTTTGCCATAGAACCACTCCAGTCTAGAACAAACACAAGACCGTGATTCTTGCCATCAGGAATCACAGAAACTTTTTTGAACAGGTCTTCATTATACTTGTAAGTATGAAGTTTAGTGCAATCCAAAACACCAGTGCGAGCAGTGGTAGCACGAGCATATGAATCTGCTGCCTTGCGGCACTCAAACTCTTTTACCAAATAGTTGACTTCTTTCTGTGCAGACTTTTTGAACTCTTGATATTTTTTGTCTGCCCCAGAATAAACATCAGAACATTCTTTTCGCTTTGCAAATTCTGCAAAGTAATCATCAATGCAATAATGAATTTCATCATTAGGTGCAATGATAGTATCAAGATTCACTTTTGGAACTTCAACATAAGTATATTCTTGTTGATTATTTCCAATAAGATCTTTCAGTTTTTCATCAAGGGAATTAACTGTGTGAACTTCTGGTTCTTTGGAGGAAGGATCAGTTGAACCATTCTGAACATCAGGTTTTCCTGCAGATGTTTCACCAGTTTTTTGATTGCTGCTATCATCAACATCACCCTCTTTACCATTGTTTTGAGGAACTTGTTGTTGCTGTTCCTGCTCACTTTCCTGCTGTTGTTGCACTTGAGTGTCAGTATCACCAACTTTCTCTTGTGCTTTCTTACAATAATTGTAAAGAATTTCAGAAACAACAATAACATCCGCAAATGTTTCTGTTTTGGAAATCATTTCAATGATTTCTTTTTCTTCATCATTTTTGACAGGAATATCAACATAATTACCGATCTTGAACCACAGGTTTGCACGGTCTGCAAGATTCATTTTTGCAAGGTCTTCACCTTCCAGAACAAAGAAGTCATTGTCAGAAAGTTCTTTGTATCCATTATAAAAAGTTTTTGCAAGTCCCATATACTTGCGTTTCATCAGTTTCTCAATGCGAGCATCTTCTACAACATTGACAAACTGATGAGGAATATTTTTAGGAGGGTCTTGGTTGGGAGTGAAGAGAGCGTGACCAACTTCGTGACCCACAAGCATATCATAAACAGTACCACTTGCTCGCTCCCACTGAGGCAGCGTAAGAACGCGAGTTTCTACATTGAACGATGCAGTCTCCACAGCACGGTTCTCAACCACCAAGTCCTCAGTGGCAAGAAGCTTAGCAAGTTGGGACTTGATTTCGTGGCGGACGGTCATAGGTCTGTTGCGTATGGACCTATTATACAAAAAAAGGAGGTCCGAAGACCTCCCAGTGGACAGTTTAGAAAGTGGTTCAACCTTCAATAATGCTCTGCATTTCCTCTTGAGACATATTGACCATTTTAGCAATCGCTTCTTCTTCAGTAAGACCTTCACCAATCAAATGTTCTTTGACAAGATCAAAGACATCTACATCCTCCATTCTATTCATTCTTTCTGCCTGAGCAGCAGTTGGTCTACGCTTCTGCATCATTTGACGGTTCTTTTCATCACCAACACCAACAACCGCTTTAACTGCACTCTTTACAGGTTTTGCAACAGTATCAAGTCCTCTTGTAATTCTTGAAACTGCAGCCTTACCTTGCTCAGGAGTTTGACCAGCAGGTTTCAGAACTTTATTGATTGCTTTAGCAGTTCCCGTTACAAGACCAGCACCCTCATTAATAGTTTCTTCAGAAAACATCGCATTGTATGTTTCTTGAATGCTACGTAGATCCTTATAGTCCATTTTTAACAAACTTTTTTAAATATTTAGTCTGCTAAAACCTTTCACTTTCTCAAACTTAAGAACATCACCAAACCTATCTTCCATACCTGCTTTGTGTGAAATCACAAATACATTTGCATTCGTAATCACATACCTGATGATTTTAAGGAATTCTTCTGTACCAAAACCATCAAGGGAACTATCAAACACCTCATCAAGAATCAACAGGTTTGTGTTCGTTGAGTTTTTAAACTTGGCAACTTCTCTCCAAGTAAACAGAAGTGCCAAGTCGATTCTTTGTTTTTCACCTTCGCTGAAAGAAGAATAGGAAAAGTCTTCGTGAATCGGAGACTGTACTGTTTCATTAAACTCTTCATCCAATGTGAAGTTGATGTAGAAGTCCATCATTTGAAGATACCTGTTAACCTGTTGGTTAATCAAAGGTAGATACTTTTTGATTATTTTGGATTTTACACCACTGTCCTTCAACAAGGAATATGAAAAGTCGTGATATTGAATCAGGTCCTTCTTTCCTGATAAGTCATCATATACTTTTTGTAGGTCTTCCTTAAAACTATCTAACTTCTCATGCTCAGTATTTCGGTTTTCAAGTTGTTCGGTAATTCTTTGAATCTCCGATTCAAGATTTCTGACCTGTCGTTGACATCCAGATATTCTAGTATTGTTTTGAGAAATGTCATGCGTTAGAGAAGTGATCTCCTTTGATAGAACAGTGAATTGACGCTCCCGCTCTTCTTCCTTTTTAATTGCTTCCTCTAGTTCTTTATAACCAGACTGCAACTCCTTTGCTTTAGTTTGAGCGTCACTAATTTTATTTAACCGAAATGATTCTTCAATATCCTGAGTACAGGTAGGGCATACCGTATTTTCGGTAAAAAATTTATGTTCCTTAGTAATAGTTGATACTTTGTTAGAAATCTTACCCTTTAGATTACCAAGTTTGCGTAGTTTTTCATTAGCACCAGTATAAGATTCTAATACCTTATTAAAATCTTCCAGTTCTTCTACAATTTTAATATTGGTATTCATATAGTCATTTTCTTCTACAAGAAGTTGACTAATCTTTTCTTCTTTATCTTTAATATTTGTCTTTCCTCTTTTCTCAATCTCTTCAATAAAGTTCTCTTGCATATCAACTTTATCTTTGATGGATTCTTTTTTAAGATCTAAGGTGCGAATTTCTTCTTTCAATGCACGAATTTTTTCTTTAATAATAACATTCATTGAAGAAAAGATTTTAATATCCAAAAGGTCTTCAATAACTTCCCTACGACTTGCAGCAGTCAGTTGCATAAAGGGAACAAAGTTACTACTACCCAGAATTACAATCTGTGTAAAAGACTTATAGTTCATTTTAAGAATGGACTGTTCCAGAAACTTCTGTTGCTCTACTGCAGAAGAGTTCTGGTCAAGCAGACTACCATTCCTATAAATTTCAAATACATTTGGTTTGATTCCACGACGAATCTTCCATTCTATAGAACCAATAGTAAACTCAATTTCTACAAGGCAATCCTTTTCGTTTGTAGAATTGATGAGTTGTGGTTTGTTAATCTTGCGAAAAGACTTTCCAAAAAGCACAAAAGTCAACGCATCCAAAATGGTTGACTTACCTGCACCATTATTACCAATAATAAGAGTGGTAGATTCTTTGTTTAGTTCAACTTCTGTGAATTGGTTGCCGGTAGAAAGAAAGTTTTTCCATCGGATTTTTTCAAACAAGATCATTTACTTCAGGAGGAATCACAAGGTCATCTTTTGTTATTATAGCATACTGATGGTCGTGCATTTCACAAACTGATACCACCAGTTCTTCATCTACTTCCATCACATGCATTTCTGGGTATTCTGCTTCTTCAAGCATCATTGCAAATCTAACAGCATCATCTTCTTCTTCAAAGATGTATAGAGTTTGATTTCCATCATCATCTATTACACTATATGCACCATCTTCTTCTTTGCCGTTGATTGTTAAAATAAACATCTTACACTATTTCACAAGCCTCTTGATAAACTTCAGAAATAAGTTTTTGTACTACTGATTTATCAAGATTGATTTCTGCCTCCTCTACATATCTATTCAAGATAGACAAGGTGTCTTCAGATTCAAATGCTTCAAACTCTTCATTCTCTTGAATTTGAAAGTTCTCTACAATTTTCAGTTCTGCAATATTAGAAGCATAAAGTTTATCAACGAACTTTTCAAACTGTTTGGTATCACTCTTCTTGCGAACAATGATTCTTACAATTTTATTTGAATACTCGCGTGTATCAAATGTTTGATATGGGGTGTCCTCATAATAAATGTTATAGAACATTCTGTGAGGATTATTAATGGGAGTGTGTTCTAGTGTTTCTGTATCGAAGATATGAAAACCTCTAGGGTCTTTTACATCACTCCAGAACAACTCATAAGGATTTCCTAGATAAAATATCCGTCCATCAGTCGATCGAGTGTGATAGTGACCGCTGTAGACTTTGGCGAACTTTTCAAATAGTTTGCTTTCCAAACCATGGTCCATGACGACCTGGTTATTAACTCTAAATCCTGAGAGTTCAAGGTGCCCCATCGCACAGATGCAAGTTGAACTTTTAATAAATCTAAAAGTACTTTCTTCATTCTCTTTGTTGATCCAAGGAATCAGTAGTGTATTTAGTCCACCAATGTCAACTTCAGTCGCAACATCATACACATAAACATTATCATACTCACGAAGTAGAAGGTCTACTGCATTTACTTTATTGGTGTTTTTGTAATATGCAGTATGGTTTCCTACAATGGTATGAACTGTAACGCCCATATCCCTCAATCGATCGTAGTAATTATCCTTTGCCCAAGCAAGTGCAGAGAAGTCAATTCCTTTACGACTATCAAAAGTATCTCCCATATCTACAACTGTGGTAATCCCATACTGTTCCAGCGTTGGGAAAAACACTTCATTGTAAAACTTTAGGAAATAGTTATGAAAGAGTTTAGAATTCTTTCTAGCACCAAAGTGCTGGTCGGTGATAATTGCAATACGCATGATCAAGTGGAATATGTTTTTAAGTATAACACAGCTTGCTCCAACAAGTCAAGATTATCGTTAAAGTTTCCCAATCCTCTATTGCATTTGCAACAAAGCAATCCTCTAATCTGTCCCGTATCGTGGTTATGATCAACGGCAAGTTTTCTTCCACTAACACATTTTGATTTGCAAATAGCACATACTTCAGATTGATTTTTTAAAGAAGTTTCATATTCCTCAGTAGACATTTGATATGTATTTTTTAAATATCTTTCAAATGCCTTATCTTTGTTTTTAGAATAATATTCTTTACATCTTTCTTTATTCTTTTCTGCGTATTTTTTATATTTTTCTTTTACTTTTTCTGGATTTTTTTCCCTCCATCTTTTTTGTCTTTCTGCTGGTGTTAAAGCCATAAACTATACAAATCGTTATTATTTATTTATATAGTTTCATCAATAACGCAACTTCGTATATACCGCGTCTTTAATCGAGTTGTAATCTGAATAGTCTGAACTGTCAACACCACCTTCAAACACTTGGTCAAAACCAGTTCTCTCAAGGATTTTATTTTTAATTTCTAGTTGCTTCTTCTCTTTTTGGATACGTCTGAGAAACGCATAATGAATGATCTGCGTAAAGTAAGCAAAAGGATTTTGGGATTTCTCAGGATTAAAATTATGAACGTATTGAACGCAATTTTCGATTCCATCAGAGATCATGTCCTCCTTGAACATGTAATTAACAAAGTTTGGTTTGAATGACAAGTGATTAGCAATCTTTAAGAAACACTCTCCGATGTAGCGAGGAATAGGAGGTTTAGTGTCCCAACTCTTTGCTCTTTCTGCCTTATCTTGTTCTTGCAAATCTTTACCGAACTTTTTCATGTATGAAAGTTCAACATTAGAACGATATTCAATCAAAGCAGCAAGAAATTCTTTGTTGTTGACGTAATGTTCTGACCTTTTTCTTTTAGCCATAACCGCTGTAGATATCATAAGTATTTCTCATTATTATGTATTGATTATACCACTATGAGAAATAGTTGACAAGTACTTAAATTGTCAGTAGAATACCTTTGTTAGGGTTGATAGAGACAGAGTAGCTTAGCTATTCTTATAGAGTTTCTCTAGTATCTCTTTAGCATCATGTACATTAGAGATATATCCCATCTTTCTAGACATCTTTGTCTTAGACTGATTATTAGTAAGTTTACTAGTTTGTCTTACATAAGATTGATATAAAGATATCATTTCAATATCAGATGATTCACTCATTGTAAGAATGTCATCTAGTTTAAGAATAAACATATCATCAGTAGTAGTCTTTAACCATGGTTCCATCTTGTAACCAAACTGTTTACCAGATCTACTTTTAACTTCTGAAACGATAATAGGATAAGAGACTAAAAGATATGTTCTATCCTCTTCTTCAGATGCTGCTACTTTGGCAAAGATTTCTTCACCTGTTTTTAATTTAAGTGTGGCATAAAAGTCTTCTTCCATATTATTTCTTTAGTTGAATGGTAATTATCTCATAGTTAAAGTTCTCTTCATTATAAATTTTAATTCTTTCTATGAGGTGATTTAGAGTATAGTTTTTCCGTGAGTTATATGTACAATCATCAGCGATGTCGTAGAGCACTGCTTTAGTTTTATCTTTTCCTTTTCTAAGTACTCTTCCAATTGATTGTAGATTTCTAATTCTCGATTTACTGGGTGAAGCAAAGATAACGTTATGGAGGTTTTTAATATTAATACCTGTAGAAAAAGTTCCATAAGATGCAACGATAATTGCGTTGTTCTCTCGTTCAGTAATTTCTCTAACTAATTCTCTTTCTTCAGTATCAACACCACCGTGTATAAAAAATACTTTACGGTCGTGTTGCTTATTAGTATTTATCTTATCGTAAAGTATTGCTCCGTGTGCTTCTACACGACTAAAGAGCACAAGAGTATTACCTTTCAGGTCTAATGATAAGTTAGTAATAAATTTATTTCGTTGTTCGTGTGAAATAAGATATTGTATTTCATCCTCATATGTTTCAAACTTTTGTGGAGGATGTTTAAGGACAAGACATTGAATATCAAGTTGAGAAAGGTGTCCCTGCTTCATCAACTCATCTGTTCTGGTTACTTTATATGATGGACCAAAGACGCCCTCTAAGACCCATTTATGCGTCTGTGTGCCATCTAAAGTACCTGTGAACCCAAACCTATACTTAGCGTGATGAAGTTTGGTCATAATAGAAATAAGAGACTTGCTCTTAAATAGGTGTGCTTCATCTCCTATAACTACATTATATTCTTCAAAGAAAGAACGCTCTAACTTATAAACAGACTGCCAAGTTGTAATAGTAACTGGAGCATCATTACTTTTTTCCCTACCTGAATAGATACGGTGACAATATGAATCAGCATCCCAACCATAATCCAAAAAGTCCTTGTACATCTGTTCTACAAGAGATGTCGTTGGAACAACTAAGAGAATTTTTTGTCCTTTATCCACATAATATCTTACGAGGGAATAAATCATTAATGATTTGCCGCTCGCTGTGGGGCTTATCAATAGCTTTCGATTATGTCGTAGTGCATCATATACTCCCTCAATTTGGTACTTTCGTGGAGTATGAGCACAAATAGAGTTCATATAATCTTTGACTCCTTCAAATGAGATTTGATCATTAATCTCAAATGGAAGTCCGTAAAACTTATTGTCTTCAAACTTATAAGTGTATCCATAGTTCTTGCAAAAGGATACTAACTTATCTAAAAGACCTACATACATCTGTTTCGACCGCATATCGAATAGGTGAATCTCTCCGTTCCAATTCCTATTGCGATATTGTGGCATAAACTTCATATTGGGAACTTCAAACTTGAAATGATCCCTAAGTTCATATTCAATATGAGGTTCTGTTTGTATTTTTAGAAATACCTCATTGGACTTAGATATAACAAGATTTGCTGTCGTATCAATCACATAAATCCATTCATCTAAAAATATTTATCACATATCATGAAACTTATAATCCAATATACATTTATATAACTCGTTCTTCAAATGATTCAAGTGCTCTTGTTCATATGGATGACGGGAAGGATATCCCTCCCAAGTTTCTATTCTTTTACATACACAATGATATAGAAGATGAATATCCTCTATATCAAAATCCATATAAAAAGGTTCTTGATCCATTACCCTAAACCCGATTGGAAACGTATAAACTCAATCGCATTCTTAATTTGATATGTGCGATTTTGTATAACTTTAAGAATACTTTCCAAATAGTTTAGCATCGTATCATAATACTCTACCTTCAAAGATACCGTAGATAGTTTATCGTCGGCATCCAAATATTTTTGCATCGTTTCTTTATCCCTAATTTTCTTTGGAAAGGGATTTTCTACATAAACTTCTGGGTCTGCTTTTCCTGAAAAGTATTCATATCTTTCATGACGAATATTTTTCTTTTGTTGTTCTGCTTTCTTTTTAAGAAGAACTATGTTATTGTATAAGTCAAAATATTTTGCATGAAGAATAGGAATGTTTAAAGATTCTGTATGAAGATTGTCGATATCAATTTTTGAATCTTCCATCCACATTTTTTGGATAGTATCCAAATCAAAAGTCATAGATGATTGCCGCTTTTATCTAGTATATCGTAAATAGTATACTTGAAAGTAACCTCTGCTGTAAAGTATTCGATGTCAACATCTGTAGCATCAAAAGTTAAATCTGACAACTGATATGGGAACATATCTTTAAATTTAACTTGGAAGTTGATATTATTATTGCTATTCAGAACAAATAAAGTTGCATCTGAATAGATATCCATCACCTTGTGAGTATTATTATCATTATAATTTCCAGTTTTTTGGAGGTTGTAAATCTCTGCAAGTGACTCTGGAAAACCTAAACCACGAATCCACTTTTGAATTTCCATATAGTTTTCAAGATTCTCATCAACTAAAAATCTTAATGTAAAATCTTGAAACTCAATCTTATCGCCAGGTACAGGAATATTCTTTAGATAAGTTGGTTGTTCTGCAATACCAAGACTCAAACCTGGAATATTTGCAGAGTTTCCAAAGAACGCTACTTTGGGTGTTCTGTTTAGCGTAAACTTAAAACCAACTGGAGATAGAAAATTTCTATTTTGTATCTGGTTGGCAAATGCGTTTGATACTGCCATTATATCAGTTTTATATTTATTTAGATAAAAAAAGAGGGGGTCCAAAGACCACCCTCTGAAAAACGGTGTGAACCGAATGGATCACATGATGTTCTTGACAGCAACGCGACGATAGTAGCGGTTCTTGTTGACCTGGAGGCGTCCCAGACCCTGCTCGGTTCCTTCTGCGAATGGGTTAGCAACGAGACCGTAGCGGGTCTTAAAGCCAATCTTGGGCTGGAAGGAGTTCTCACCGACGGCACGAACCATCTGGAGAGGAACATATGGGCAATAGAACAGACCTGCGTCATAAGGTGAAGAACCCTTATAACCAACAACGTAGTACTGGTTGGTGCCTTGTGCCAGACCGCTGTTATCAGCAGCCAGGTTTGCCGAATAAGGATCGATATAGACGCGATACTTACCTTGCAGAACACCAGCGAAGGTGTTACCAGTGTCATCAACGTTGAGGTTAGCGTTGAGTGCAGGGGTGTAGTCGAGGACACCAGCCATGGTCAGTGCAGAAGCAACGTCTGCAGAACACAGGATGATGTTACCCTTTCCGCGACGAGTTCTTTGTGCAATGCGGTTTGCATCACGCTCGATTTGGAACAGGAGACCCTTGAACTTCTCAACAGACCAACGACCGTTGGAGTCAACGTCGAGGTCGAATACACCAGCGGTAGCGGTGTTCTCAACAGCACCTTGCTCAGCAACCTTATAGATGGTTCTGATGACTTCGCGGTTGATTTCAGCAAGAATTTCGCTAGACAGAATGTTAGCGAGTTCTGCTTCAGCATTCAGACCGTGAATTGCCTTGAGGTCCTGAGCGAGTTCTAAGGAGTACTCTGCCTTCAGTGCTCTTGACTTAGCGGTAACAGTGACTTTCTCGATAGAGAATGCCATCTGGTTGAACGCATTACCTGCGGCACCATCAAGACCTTCTGCGTTAGCAGTGGTCATACCCTGACCGACATCATATGCGGTAGAGGTTGCAGTACCAACTGGGTTCAGGATTGAAGGGTTAGTACCAGACTGGCTGGTAGTACCCATACCAGCAACGACATCGGTGAAACCATCGGTGAGGTCGTTACCTGCGTCCTGACCAGAGAATGCGGTGTCGGGCTCGTTGAAGAATGCCTCAGCACCACTCTGGTTGGTGTAGCGGGAACGCATTGCGAAGATCAGTCCAGTAGGACCAGACATTGGCTGAACGCCTGCGAGGTCATAAGCGACCAGGTTAGGCATAGAGCGTCTGATCAGGGAGATCAGGACGGGATCGAAACCAGCAACAGGACCAGCAGGGGTTGCACTGCCGCTGAAACCAGCGGGGTTAGAACCTGCGGAGTTGGTGGGTGCTTCGTTAAGCATACCGCTCTCAGAGAATGCGGATTGCTCACGAAGGAATTTTTCTTGGTTCTCAAGCAGGACGGCGGTGACAGCTCTTCTATGAGGATCAGAGATCTTCTCACAACCTTCGTGGTTGAGGAGAGGTGCCCACTTTTCCTGCAGATGCTCGGATTGGAACATTTGCTTTTACCTATAAAGTGTTTAGTTTACGTTTTGGGTTTGAATTATATTAAATTCAATTATTTGCTAAAGTTGCCCAGAGTTCTGAGGTATGCTTCCATAGAACCAGTATATGATTCTGCGGCAACATCTACACCTTCAGAAAGGGTTTCAGTTTTAGCAGATGAAGTCGCTGGTTTTGAGGAGAAATATGACTCCTTCAGCGTCTCCAGTTTTTCACGATATTCTTCTTCACTTTCAAACTCAACACTTTCGGAAAGTGAGGCGAGCTTCTCTTTCTGGGTCTGTGCAAGACCTTCAGAGACTTGATCCAAGATTCCGTCAGCAACCGACTCTGCGAGACGCTTGTTAAGGGTAATATTCTTCTCAATCTGCTCGTTGAGTTTTGTCTCCATATCATCAAGTTTTTCTACCATGCTCTCAAGCACATCATATTTATCTTCAGGAATAGTTACATAATGTTCTTCAAAAAGACCCTTCATTCCAGAAAGGAATGATTCGGTCATTTCGGTCTTAAGACCTTGCTCGATGGCGAGTTCATTTTCGTTGACCCACTCATCTGCAACATACTCAAGGTAAGAATCAACTCTTTCCTTGAGTTCTTCGGTAACTTCGACCAGACTTTCAGCCAGTTTTTCTTCATACTGTGCTTCCAGTGCTTCCTTGACTTCAGCAACCTTTGCGGTGATTGCTGCTTCAAAGATGGTCTTTGCTTTTGCTTTGAAGTCCTCAGAGAGTTCTTCGCCACCAAGCAGTGCATTGACATCTTCTTCGATGTCATACTCAGCAACTACTTCTTCAGTAGTTTCTTCTGCTTCTTCGATAACTTCTTCAGTTTCGAACTCTTCGTCTTCTTTTACTGATTTCATTGGATCTGCTGCTTTTGCTCCTTTGTTGACAACATCCTTAACTTGCTTAAGGGTGCCACCAGGTGTGTTCAGCTTTGCTGAATCATCATCTGCTCTATAGTTGTCTGGGGTAGGACCACCAAGATCTTCTACGTTAGCAAGTTGCGTTCCAGGATCCTGGAGTTTCTCCATTGGATCTCCTGCTTTAGCGCCAGCATTGACAGCAGTTTTGGATTGCTTTGTGCCTGCTTCCATTTCTTGTAAGTTTTTGTCACGCGACATTTTAACTCTCCGTTTTAACCTCTGAATTAATCTATATTTATTTATTAAATTATAAATTTGAAAGAAACTCGTTGAATAAGTTTAACTTATGCTCATCGAGTGCTTTTTGGTCAACAAGTGTATTGATCTGTTTATAAGTTTTTTCTGCAAACTTTTCACGAAGAATGCCACCATCCCAGACCCATTCTTTGCCTTCCATAATACCTTCAACGAAAGCATCAGGAGCAGAAGGATCAGCAACAATATCAGCAGCAGTTGCAAGCATAAAGTCATCACTTACAACATTGACACCTTCACGGGTCATCTTGAGTGAACCAATACCACGAGAGGAAACGCCAAGTTTTACACCTTCTTCAATTAAAGAAGAAGCAATCTTACCCATTGGAGTATTCAGGACTTTTGCCTTGCCAATGAAGTTAGAACCACTTTCTCTAAGAGAAACAATTTTATGTGAAACACGGTCAAGGTTTACAGTAGGACCATCAGGATGTCCAAGTTCACCAAGTGCTCTACCTGCTAAAACGTGATTTTCGTTATAGCGAGCAACTTCACGACGAAGTGTCTCCATAGGATACATACGACCATTACGATTCTTGATATCTCCTTGAAGGAAGATACCTTCAATAAACATAGACTTTTTACCGTCGCGTTGTTCGACGATGACTTCTACGTTTTCGATTTCTTCTCTGATAAGTTTCATCAGGCTACTCCGCTAATTTGTACTTGTTGGGTGTAAAGTGCTCCAGAACCACTATCAGTGATAGCAGCAACTTTAAAGGAATTTCTTAAGATTGCATCTGGATCAGAAAATGCCGTTGCAATGCCTGACGTGTCTGTTCCGATAGAAATTCTTGAGGAGAAATAACCATCATAACTTGCTGAAGTAAATACTTCAGTTACAGGTGCATGAGTAAAATCATAATAATCTTGAACTGAATTTGTCAGTGATACATAATCACCAACCCCAAATGGAGATGCTTGACCTTCTGGGAAAGTAATATAAGTAGTTGTTCCAGTAGTAACTCCTGCGACTTTTGCAGATCCATTATCAATTGCTAAAGCAGCAGAGGTTCCTGCAGGAACACAATAATCATTCAAAGTTGCAGTCGGTTCTGTGCCAATTGCAACGAAAGCATTTGCATCAGTAGCAACGATTCTTAATGCAGTTGTTTTACCAGAAATTGCTGCTGATTTTGATGAACTTGTAGACGTTGAAAACGAAACGCCAGATCCGACTGGTCTATGAGTCATTATTCTTATGATACATTTATTACTTATTTATTATTCTTCTTCTTCCGAAGAAACTTCTTCTTGTCCACCAAACATATCCGAAGCAATAATTGGTTTAATCATATCAATTCTTTCTGCAGTTTTTGCAAAAAGAATATCTTTGATTTTGTCACTAACTTGAGAAGGACTCTCATCAGAAACAATCATATCCATTAATTCATCCATTAGTTTAAAATTAATAACCTGAGTTTATTTATTAGATTTCCCCACCCTCTGGTGGTTCAACTGAAGATGCATTGATTTCAGGTTCCATAACTGGTTGTCCCAAATCCATACCACCTGCTCCCATTGGTTGTCCAGTTGCAGGGTCAATTTGCATTTGAGTTGGGTCAGGAATGACTCCAGATTCAATTTCCTTCTTAATAAGAATATCCTGTTCAACAATTTCCTGATCAGTTTGACGAAGAACTTTGCGACGAAGATAATCTTGTGAGAAATACTTGCCAACATATGGTTCTGCTTGTTGAACCATACCAAGTCTTTCATTCAGAAGTTCTGCTTCCTTAAGTTCAGCAAAATGGTTATCATAAAGGAAGTCATACTGAATATGCTCACTCATCTTCTCCCAGTCTTCTGGAGTAATAATATTCTTAAGAATGAGTTGAGTCTTAAGCATATCATTGAACATATTTGAGAATCTCTTTCTCAAACGTCCAACAAACTTACTGAACTTAACTTCATCTCTCAGAATTTCAGAAGAACGTCCAAGATTGAAACCACCATCTCCACCAATTCTTGAAGTAGGTACATTCAAAGAACGATAAAGTTTTTCTTGGAAGTATTTGATATCAGTAATTTCTCCAAGATTCTGACCACCAGGAAGTGTAGAAATTTCAGTTCCTCTACCACCTTCTCTACGTGGAAGCCAGAAGTCCTCAAGCATACTCATAAACTTCTTATCATCACGAACTTCACCAGTTGAAGCATCATAGACAAGTTTGTTACGATAACGCATCATAACATCACGCAGATATTGTTCTGCTTTTTGCTTAGGCAGATTACCAACATCAATGTAGAAGATACGACGCTCAGGTGCTCTACTCAAACGGTAGATAACCAGAGAGTCTTCAATCATTCTCAACTGGTTGAGAGACTTGATTGCTTTATGGAGATATGAAAGAGTTGATCCTTTATTTCTATCTACCAGACCAGAAGTACAATATGTGATTGCATCTCTTGCAATCTTAATACCTTTCTGACCACCAGTCATTGAACTGGGGTTGTTTGCTGGATAGGTTGATTTTGGATTATATACGAAATATTCCTCAATCTCTGGGAATTCATATTCCATTGGATTGTCCGTATGAATATTTGCTAAACGAACATCCTTGTTTTGTTTTTTAGTCTGACGAACATAACGAATCTTAAGTGCGTCAATATATCTTAATTCTTGAATACCCTCTTGTGGGTTTTTGAAATCAATAATTTTATGGTAATATAAACGACCGTCGATATACCAGTTTCTATAAATTTCGTGTGCTTTCTTATCAAAGTCTAAAAGATCGAGAATATATTTAAACTCTTGTCTAATTTTCTTCTTAATACCATCACTTGCATTCAAGTTAGAAAGTTCAATCTCAACAGGAGTATCATTAGTATCTGATACAACTGCTTCATTCACAATATCTTCAATGGCACTATCACATTCTGGGTGCAGTGCCATTTCACGATAACGTTTGATAAGATCAAACTCGGTGCGATATACACCTTCAATATCTACATAAGAACCAAAAAAACCACTACTCAGATAATGGTCAGACCCGTCCTCGTTATTTGGAGGAACGGGTGAGACCGCTGAGGGTGGTAATTGGTTATTATCCTCAATAGAGAAACCAAAGAGTTTTGCCATTATTTAAGGTCTGAACTTTTCTTCCTACTATTTATCAGGCTCCAGTTCCTGGTGCCTCAGGGAAGTAGTACTGAACTTGGAAGTCAACAGTAAACTCTTCAATCGCATTCTCACTATCGTAAGAAAGTTCGATAGGTGAAATTGAAGTTGGGAAGATATCGATGAAACGATACTGTGCAAGGATTCTAGAATCGTTGCCAGTGGTATTGGTTCCTTGTTGAACCGACTCACTTCTACCAAGTTGATAGACAATTGCTTGACCCATATAATCCGAAGGATTGGTCAAACCAGAATGATCTCCATATTGAGCAATATTTTGAATCCATGCTTCAAATGCTCTTCTATGTGAGAAGTCCTCATCGTTAATGATGGTGACTGACCATGGTTCGATGGTTCTATCTCCAGCAACCTTCAGAGTGCGACCTCTGAAGGGAACTTCGATAGGAGTAACATTTGAACCAGGAAGTGCTGCAGTTTTGCAAAGAAATCTGAAGTTCTCAGAGTCGAACTGACCAGTTCCGTCGCCCTGAACACCAAGGTTCACAGCGGTTGGGAAGGTCACGTCCACCTCAAAAAGATTAGGACGTGCGCCACCCCCGATAAGTTTTGATTTAAAAGCTGAGATTCCGCGAGTTGGAATTTGTGCCATTGTTAGTTTCCTCCTTTAGTAATTTATAATCTAAGAATCAAACTCTACCAGCAACTTCTTCAAAACTAATACCAGTTCTGGTTGCTACAAATGTGAGGGTGACATAGTTGATTGCCTTAGCAGGCTTCAGGAAGATGTCTGCTCTAAACTCATTATTATCAATGACATCAGGGGTGTTATTTGTTTCGTCACAGATAACGAGGAAACCATAAAGACCTCGTTTTGCTTGAATGTCACGGAGATAAGGTTCAACAATATTTACAAAGTTTGCTCTAGTGATTTGATCGTTCAGTTCAAACAGTTGTGCTTCTGCTGCTCTTTCGAGTGCTTGCTCAACAGTGAGGAACAGACGACGGACATTGATACGATCGAATGCAGATGCATAAGAAAGTGCGGTCTTATCACCAAAGAGAAGAACACCAGTTCCAGGTTGGTTAACAATAGAGTTAACTCTCAGTGGATAGAGTTGGTCTCTTTGTGCTTTGCTTGGGTTATATGCAAGTTTGATTGCATTGTTCAGAATGCCTCTTTGCTGTCCAGCAGGTGAGAACCAAGGGAAAGCATTGATAGAGGTGCGAACCATCAGACCTGCAACATCAGCGTTACAAGGAATGTAACGGAACTTGTCGTTGAAACGATCGTAGGTGTACTTATATCCACTATCAAAGACTGCATAAGATGAAGAAGCAAGTGGTGAGAAGAACTCGATAACGTTATTAGTTTGAGTGTCAGTATTGGTGACATCTACAACGTCTGCTCTGTGTGGAGAAACAACTGCCATACAATCCTTTCTCTGTCCTGCAAGTGCAATCAGATGATTTGCTTTTGCTTGAGACTCAAACTTACTTGTAAGTCCAGGACCCATAACCAGATAGTCAACTGCAATTTCATCTTCGTTAGAGAAGAGATCGTATGCAGTCTTAAGGTTGCCAAGAGTTGCAGTCATTCCATTCAGTGCGGAATAATCAACACCACCACCAAAGGTGTATGTTACATTTCCGAGAGCACTAAACGTAATACCTTGTACCTTCTGGTTCCACATTCCAGCTGCTTCAGTGATTGGGGTATAACCATCACTTTGGAATGCAGTTGCAAGTGGTGTAGTGTTGTTATAGGTGTCATCTCCAGTTGATGGGTTATCACCAACATAAAGATTCTCAGAGTTCAATGCAAGATAGTTCTTCCAGAAGTTCTTCTGAGGTGAATTTGTATCTGATACTGAGTCAGATGCCTTAGACAGGTTCAGGTGCTTCTCAAGTAAGTTACCTTGAATACCTGTTACGCTTCCAGTGTCATCAACAACGACAACGTGGAGTGCATCATTCTTACCACTTCTTGCTGCAGCATATCCAGTTGTTACTGGTTTTGGTGCTAAAGACTTCCAGTAAATGACCGAATTGGACAGTGCAAGTGTTTGTTGATCGTACCAGTCCTGCTTGGTGCCAACAGCAGTTACGCTTCCGTTTCCTGTGCTAATACCAGAGTTATTTGTGAAATAAATGGTATCTGCTGCTTGGAATTCTGAAGTCGAATTGTTCTGTGCATATGCAATAGGATACTCAACACCGTTATCGGTAGATGCAGTAGAAACTCTAGAAAGAATCTTTACATCAAAGGTGCTGCTTCCAGTAGTTGATGCAGTACCAACTCCAGTGATGATACCCTTAAGATATCCAGTGAAAGATGTAGTTCCACCAACTCCAGGAATAACACTACCACTGATGTCAGTAGTAACACCATAACCAACTACTGCACCTGCAGCACCTGGATTGGTAGTAGTAATACCAATAATTTGGTCTGCTGCATCATCAATCATGCAGACTTTTAAGTTGTTTGCCCAAGAACCTGGATTCTTTGCAGCGAAGACATAATCAGCAATATCATCAGAGTGATTTGCTTCGTAGTCATCAAAGTTTTTGATCTTTACGCTAGTGGTATATGCCATACCAACACCAGCGTTTGCGTTGTTAAGAGTAGTTCCATCTGCTCTTACAACCTTAAGAACACCACCGTATGAAAGGAATGAGGAAGCACTCATCCAGTACTCATACTGTGCGTCTGTTGAAAGTGGCTTACCAAAAACATTGATGAGTTCTTGTTCTGTGGTAATATCAATTGGATCTTCGACTGGACCAAGTGCAAAGGGACCCGCAATTGCTCCAATGTTATCTAATACATTATCAGCTCTTCCTACAGTTAAATCAACCTCCCTGACTAATACGCCTGGAGATAATTGAGGAGTCGCCATGTTTTTGTTCTCCGTAATCTCAGTTTATCTAAAAAATATTTATTAAAAACCTACTTTTCAGACGGGAAACAATGCATGAACACTCTACCAGTCAGGATATTCCCACTTATCGTTTGTCTTTTTATTTCTAGTTTCTCTTACTCTACGAATAGTGCATTGTTTGCACTCATAAGAATATGATGATGGTAAAGAACCACCTTTTCTTATTCTATAAAAACTATCAATAAGGTTTTTTATTTCTCCACAAGTTCTACACTTTCTATCACTAAGAAGTAAATGACCAAGTTTAATTTGACCATCTAAATCCATTACATATACTCCCACATATATGCACGGTCTCCATATTCATCAACGTGCCATCTATCGCCTTCTGCATCAACAAAACTATTATCACCTAAACCATCATCCATAAAACCAAATGGTGCCATATCCTGCTCAATCTGGTTTTTCTGTTCTTCGTATAATCTCTTACGAACATCTTGGTCGGTCAGTTCTTTGAAATAGTCTTGTGCAACCAACCAAGCATAAATGACCAGACACATTGCAAGGTCATCATTACAACCTTCTTCTGCCTCAAAAGAATTGTGTTTCTGAATGAAAGTTGTTAGTTCTGAAATAATTTCATAATCATTAAAGATAAGTTTATCTTCTTCAATCATTGTTTTGAGGTTAAGTGACCCAACTTTCTTAACCGTCTTGGACATTTTGACGCCAAGTTGTGTCTTCTTACCAGAAAAACCTTGTCCTACAATTTGACCTGCTCTACCACGCATCGAACACATCAAAAGGTTCTGATACTCAAGGTCATATTGAAGAATAGATGCAACTTGATCGCCAATATCATTAACTTCACATAAAATATATGCACTATTGTAACTCTTTGCTACTTCGTATATAATGTTAGGAAATAGCATTGGTTTGATTTCGTTGTTCCTATACTTTGCAACAACCTTATGTGGGAACTCCGTGATATCTACTACAACGAATGCTGAATAGTCTTCACTGACCCCTCTAGCAACGTCTACGGTAATAATATAGTCGTGGTTCTCTATTGACTCTCGATATACATCTAGTCCTGCATTTCTTGTTTTTGGATTATCATAAACCATCGAACGAAGTTTTGATGGTGCGATAAGTGTATCAACAGAACCTAAGAACTCACATTCAAACTCGACTTTGAACTGTGCTTCTGATGTGTTTGCAATGGTCTGTTCTTTCCACTTTGAATCACGACCAGGAACTTCTGACCAGTGAACATCAGTTGGAACATATTCATTATTACCCTTTTCAGCATCGTGCCAATACCTATAAAAATGGTTCATCCCGTGAGGGGTAGAAACCATAATTACCTTCGTGCTTTTACCAGAAGTAATAGTAGGATAAACAGATGCAAAGAACGAGTCAGCAATGTGATTTGGGACGAACGCGAACTCGTCGAGAAAGAGGATGTTAAACGACATACCTCGGACAGCACTCGCAGATGTAGAAGCTGCCAATATCTTACTGCCATTTTCTAACTCGATAGAACCTTTATTCCATGATATAATACCCTGTTGCATCCACTTGGGCAAGTTTTCATAAGCAGTTGCAAGTCTTTGTAATAGTTCTCTTGCAGTTGCTGCTTTGTTTGCCAGAATACCAATATTGACACTATCATTAAAGATAAGATAGTGTAGTAGATAAGATACAACGGTTGTGGACTTACCAGTCTGTCGTGGCATCTTACAGATATTAAATCTGTTTTCGTGGAACCTATTAATAAGTTTTTCTTGGAAATGATATGGTTTGAACTGTGTTAAACCTTCATCAAGAGAAACAATTTTAATATAGTTCCTTGCAAAATATACTGGGTCTTCTTTACACTTAACAAATTCAAGAACTTGTTCTTGAGTAAATTCGATAGGGGTATTTGCTTTCTTAAGAAGCGGATTACCAAGATATACATCACTCATAAAAATCAGTCCTCAATAAATGTTATAGCACAATCTGCTTTTTGTAGAACAGAGTCAGACGAAATTGCCATCGTCAAGTTTCTTTGTGGCGGCAGAACAATTCTCAATGCATCAAGATCAATTGTTTCTGGAGCACCTGAAGTAACACAATATACTGCTATTGGGTCTCCACCAGTGATTGTTGTATCAGTTCTTGAATATGACGAAGCATTTCCAAG